CTCATTTATTGGCCTACTCACCCCTACTCGTGCCGTGGCAATCCAAAGAAGCTTATCTTCTTTCGAAGACCTCTTAATAATTGGGAGGATTTCGCATTAAGGTTCCAGGGAGAACTAGGTTTTAAGCCTAGCTCCTAACAGCAAGTAATTTGAGAGGCCATGCACTTAGATGTGACATTCGATCAATTGTATCAAGGATAGTTAACCTAAACTACCTTGATTGCTATTTGGAAAGTGTTATTATAGTTCGCTATGGTGAACTGTGAATCTGATTAATTTTAGTCCCTTTAAATCCTTCTTTTCGAAGGATAGGAAATAAAATTTTAGATCATCTATTGTACGTCAAAAGCATTTTAGGCTGAACTCCAAATCTTGGGGTCGGCAGATCAGCTTTTTCGAAAGTAGTAGCCATAACAAGTCGATTCATTAGATCATTGCCTTTCCAATAAAAGAAAAGGCACTGAGATATATGATCTTCCATATAGTCTCTTCGCATATTATAAAATAGATCTGGAGATTTTATTCGTCCAGAAAATATTTTATTAAGCATCAACAACTCTTCAACCAAGGATTGAAATCCTGGTAGATAGATTTGTGCTGCAGGTGCGTCGAGCGCTAAATCTTTATCCATGAAGAACCCTTTTGCCGCAGCTTCTAAGGCCGCAGGAGTTAAAATCCCTTTATCGGGGAAATATCTACTGAAGTCAAAGTTCTCAGACATAATGGAATCATGGAATTTCAAGAAAGATCTTTGTATTGTCTCGTTGATTTCTGTAGCGATAGTCAATGACATATGGTTACAGAATATAGCTAAAGATCTTGTATCGATACCTCTAAAAGAGGTAGAGTTAACTCGACCAATAAACATTTGAAAAGTTTCAAATGTTAACGGTTTAAGTTGACATACAAGAATAGCCTTAACAAGCAAATTAAGACTTTGGAAGGGTTTATTTAATGAACCGGTCACGTTGTAGCCTTTACCTGCGATTCTAACTAATTTTGCTAAAGAGAGTCCATATTTCGATCCAAAGCCAACTAAGGCAGTGATATCGAATAAGGAAGCCGATAGTTCTTTTAGAGAGACAGCAGAAACGTCCGCACCGTGATAAAATGTTCGCTTAGCGAATTCGGCGGCGGTACCCTTTCCGGAAAGTAAGGATTTATGTAATCCCATTTTAACCCCGAGAGCAGTCATAATTTTGACATACTCTTTAGCGGCTAAAGCGTTCCAGAAAAGGATGTCATCTCCAAGTAAGGCGTATTGTTTAAACATTACACCTACTCGGGTGACACCCGCCCGTCAGGCACTAACCTGAACAATGAAGTGATGCGTCAATGCTAACATGGCCCAAGAACTAAGAGCACCCATCGGTTGACCTACAGCATACTTTACTGTAAGTCCGTCCGAATGGGGAACTACATAGTCTCGGCCAACCAACGCTTTTCGTCACAGAGGTCCTAAACCTGGGAAAATATAATCCAGGATAGGAACCTGCAAGTCGATAGGCAATCGGTCCGTAGCAGCAGACAAATCTAACGAAAATAAGGGTACTTGACCCCATGGGATTCTGCCCAAAGGTCTCAGCTGGTTGAATGTCCCGTCCATAGGTATTCTTCGAAGAAGTTTGAAGATATACTTATGAATCGGGTACAACACCCACTGAGTCCAGGCGTCCACCATGGCAAATACCCGAACTTTTCCCGCAGCTTCCTCTTTGATCCCGAGTTTTCCAACCGGGAATCGCGGATTCTGCATACTGGTAAGTTCGAAGAACTGAAATAGTTCGAGTCATTTTATATTTCCCGTAAGAAGAGAAATCTGTTTTAAGCAAAAGCTTAAACCAGCAGACTCCAAAGCCCCGAAAGTAGCATACAGAGTTTTTATATCTGTAGCTCAAGAACCTTTTATGGCCCCTGGAGACGCAGTCAAGATTGGGAATAACTTTCTTTTTAAGGAAAGTAAAAACGCAATACTTAACGGTCTATTAGGAGTCTGTAAGGCTCTCAGTCGGAAGGCTCGGAAGAACGCCGGGATATATCTAACCAAAGTTAGAAAATACCCTGGAATTCCTTCGTACGCGGATATAATAGTCGACAAACTAAGTTTACCTTTAAAGGATACCACTCGATATAAAGAAAATACTGATAATGACAATCTAATTAATTTTGGATCGACATAAAAGGATCTTCTTCAATTCCGTGGGATACACCGTGGTAAACCTCTTCTTGTTCTACTAATTCTCGGACCAGAAATCAGACCGATATCTTCTAATCGGTGGCCCCCAATAGTCTGTTGGATTGCTACACATACACTTTTCATGTATAGTACAGCGCCTTTAAGACCTTGGTTTCGGACCACTTTAGATATAAAAGATAGCGACTGATAGGTTCCCGAAGCTAAACCATAACTCACTTTCCCACAGACAACTAGAATAATGCTAATAAAGCATTGTTCCAGAAGTCTAGCCAGATTATTTCTAATCAGCAGCACAGAAACTTGATCAGAATCAAAGAATTTTAATAGGTATCTCATAATTATTTATATAATTTTTATAGTTATCCTATGTAACTCTCGTCTTTCGACGAAATTCTGCTCATTTTTCACTCGGTTTCCCGTAAGGGGCCGCAGTGCGTGTGATACACAGAGTTTGGCAACTCCGAAGGAGAACATCCCATATTTACCTTTAACCCGGTAAACAAGGATGTTGCCCTTCAAATTGCTACCGGCCTGAGGCGCTATGTGTCTTTGATTACACTAGTTATCTCAAAAAAGGGCAAAGTGTGGGTTGTAGAAGTATTACTCTTCGATGCGGGATACGATTGGTTACGTACCAGCCTGAAGTTAAGCATTCGCTTAAGCTCTTCTTACCTTGGTATCTAAACAATATAATGGATAGACTAAAAAGGCATAAAGACCCTATTACTCGAAATTCATTAATCTCGATCTCAGAATTATACTGAACATAATAAAGTAAAGCAGCTATGAGTAGCTTCTCCCTCTCCAACTAGGAGAGTTCTTACATCCGTTTCGCGGCGATTTCTGAGGACTTGGTGGTTTTCCGACCAATCCACAGCACTGACGTCGTATATTAGAACAGTTCGTCCATATTTACTTCGGACTTCTTCTGTCATTAACACTTAGACGTTTACCCAGTCAACCGATAACAATTATCGTACCGGCGGGGGACATTCGATCCTGGCGTATCTGTCTAGAACTCAGAGAGTTTAGATGGGTAACGCACCAGATGAAGGCCAATCAGATTTGGTTTTCTTCTGAAATTGAGAGCTTTAGC